CAATAATGGACATAGTTGTGGCAATACTTGTAAATGTAGATTTACCAACAGATGATCCTCCGAAAACTAAAATACCAAACGGAGCATGACGCAATTGCCCACATAACATTAAACGGGTTAAAGTCACCATGCACGTTTCTATCTCTGTCCACTTACGCTTAACCAAACTAGCCTCATGCACATTTGTCTTTGGCAAAGACTGATAAACATTCTTATAATATTCAATTAATAAAGCAGCTTTATTCCTAAAATCTACATCATCAACGAAAGGTGTAACTTCCCATGCCAAATCTAAAATAGCTGACCAATTAGACATAATGGAAACATGTAATTGAGCCATGTCGTAAGAAACTGTTGAATCGAACAACAAGGGGCGAAAAGACTTTTGCTTAAAACACATATGTCCGACGGTCAAAAAATATTCGGACATGTTGGCAAGCAAATCAAAAATATCAACTAAGGTTGGTCTTTGTTTTTCAACTGATTTCAAAAACCCTTCTTGAAAAAACTTAATGCCACAAATCTTAAATTGAATTCCTGATGCTTCACAACAACCAAAAGAAACCAACATTGAAAATAACTGAATGATGTATTTTAAAGCTGTCGATTTGCGCAACAACTTATAAAAATCAAACTGTCCCGATAAAAAAGACATAAATTCAGTAAAATTAAATGATTCTCCCTGTGGAGAAACTTGGTTTAACATAGCACCACTAACGTGTTCAAATAGAGTTTGAATATACGGCGATAACAATGAAAATCCTAAGGCCCTACCAGAATTGTATGTAATACACAAAAACTGTTGCATAGAAACGCTGTCTTTAACTGCTAACAAGTAACACGCCCAAATGTCAGCATTTTTGTATGACGGACACAAAGTATTATAAGCAACAACTAAATTTTGCCGAATAGGATTAAAAATAGCGTTTTCAAAATTATACATGTTTAAAATATGCATTTCCACGAAATATCTGCTATGCAAAATGGACAAGAAATCGCGGGAAAAAGCTTGTTGCTTAATAGAGTCTGGACAATATTTCAATAAGAATGCAAAAGCAAATCTTGATGCATAAGAACTCGTCGATTTGGCGCAATTCAAAGAATAACCCAATCGCTTAATCTTATCACCACAAAAAGTGATAAACCGAGTTCTATACATTTCAAAGAATGCCCATCTAATTTCACCTTCTTCAGAAAAATCAGAATTGGAACTTATGTCATCACCAAATAAATTAGGGTCAATGTCCATATCATCAGGTAAAAACCAAGAAAAACCTAAATGTGGTTTGTCCTGCACTATCATCACATGTTTCATTTTTTCATTTTTCTGTTTTTTCTTCTCTTTTTCAACTTGTTTGTCTTTCTTATCTTTAAGTTGTTTTCTTCGTTCTTTTGCTTGGTATTTTAAAGCACCAAACTTTATTTCTCCACTGTGTGGAGAAAACTGTAGTTTACGTACTACAGAAGTTAAATCGTGTTTAACTACGTTTCTCTTTTTATAAAGAGGAGAACTCTTAAGTGTTACACCAACACATGGTGTAAAAACTTCTTGGCACATTTTAAGATTTATTACGGGGGTGCTCGCTGAGCTTCGCAAAAACTTAATTATCATTAAAAAGGGTTCGAAAAAGTTATATGATCGTGAACTTTTGTCTTTACACTAAATAATGTATTGTGCTAATATAAAATAACAAATATAATTTTGCAATCTAAATCACATCGCTATGGATCTTATGCATTTGCTGCCTAGACAAATTCAAAAGATGCAAAATTATCTTACTAATAAAAATAAATTAAATCCGAGTCTAAATTAATGTGGTTCCCACTACTCAATATATATAATCCAATTATAGGCTGTGCTAAACCATAAAATATACATATATACGTAAAAGCAAGGTTACAGTTAAAATTATTTAAATGTTGAGAAACTTTAGTTTCATAAAAGCCAAATACAAAATTTCAAAATTACATTAAAAGGAATGGGTTATAAAAATATCAATAATAATAGTCTGTTTAATAAATTAAACGTCGAGTTTCGTTACCTAAAAGGTTGCGGATTCCTACCGCTATTTTAATTGTCATAAACTTGTTCATTTTCTAGAACGTTACCTAATCCAAAGCAGGTCGATTATTTCTAAATCTGTTTAAATTGTCGTCTTCCTAGATTAAAACTTGTAAATAAAATAATAAAGTTTTATTGTATAACATAAAAATATACGTAATGCATGTCATTTCTTTTAACATTCATTATACTCCGGGCCGTATTCCCGGGCAGATAGATGGATAATGCAATTACATATCCAAATAGGGTTCGTAACAAC